TTACTCTTTATTATTTAGAAAACCTTGCTTGAGTAATTTTGATAACTCTGAAGTTGATCCAACAAAAACTGCGTTGTTTGTCACATTATTTGTAGTTTTTACTGTGTCTTCTTCAACATCTTTAAGTTTTTTCTGTAAATCTATAAGTTTATCTGTCACATCTCCAACATTCTTAATTAACTGTCCAGCAACTTCATACGCTCTTGGACTTCCACCTTCTCCGGCAAGTTCCATTATCCCATTAATTGCTTCTTGCCCCTTTTCAATTAAAGAATAAAGATTTGCTCGGGTATATTCATAATCTTTGTGGATATCATCCACCTTTAGGGGGGATATTTTTAATTCCTCCTTTACTTTTTCCACTTCAACAATATTACTTTCAATATTAAGAGCAGAATCTAAACTGTCAAATGTATTACTCATACTATGTCAAATATCCCTTTGTTGTGTTGGACTATAAGTTTTAGAGTCCTCAAAACTTTGCCAAGTTTCATTAAACCCAAAATCATCATCTGGATTTGCATCAATGGGATCTGGAGTGAGTGTATATCTCATTTCTCTTTTTGCAGTTGCTACATCAGTTGAATTGTAATAATCAACCTGCACTTTACGAATGAGACCATCCGTAGATTCTGCAATCGGACCAAAGAGATAAGTTTTTGCAGTAAAGTTAAGGGTATAAATTAATACTCTTCTTGTCGAAAAATCTCCCTCATAATCATCAGTAAATGATATATTATCTAATACAATAGGAATATCTCTCTTTTCACCAATTGAGTCAATCAAATCTACAGTTAGATTAAATGATGGTTGAAAATAAGGTAATATTTGTTCAACTATTTGTAGAGCATCGTCTTGCAATTTTGTCATTATATTTAATTGAAATCCAATATTGTATGGGACCGGTAGATAAACTTTTTTTAAATTAGTACCATCAGAAGCCTTAAATGTTTGGGCAATATTTGCTTTTCTAGTTGCATCATATTGAATAGATGTCATCTCAAATGACATTCTTGGCAATGTAATAGCAATTGGTTTGTTTAATTCTGGTTGTTGCTGTAACCTAGCAAGAAACTTTTGAGTAGGTCCATATGCCAAATTGACCTTCATTTCACTAATACTATCTCCCGAAGAATCTTTATGCCTTATATAAATTTCATTGAAAACTGTGCCAAATGCAATGACAGTTCTTCTGATGATCTCGTGATAATAGTATGTTCCAAGCATTAGAATGTACCAAATGGATTTGATTCTGAAAAATCTATAATGCCCTCAGATGCATTTTGAATTTCTAGATTTTGACTATATTTATCATACTGATCCCAAGTGTCATATGATTGGACCAAATAAATAGCACTCGAAGCAGATCCAACAAGTAATTCTCCAGGATAAAACTTTTTAGTTGCAGCATTATCTACAAAAGATACTTTAAGAACCTTTGTGTCAAAGTCCCAAGATTTGACACGACCACGAGTGCCTGAAATAGATCCAAATACCTCTTCATTGAAAATATAAGTTGTAATTCCGGAAAGAACTGGTGGTGGTGCGATTGTTACAGTTGGAGCAACTATATAACCTGCGCCAGGATTTTTGATCCTAAGAGAGGATACTGTTTGACCAACTCCAATTATTGCTACTGCCGCACCGCTAGTTCCAACACCAACAGATCCCACAATACTTACAATTGGTGGAATAACATAACCACTACCATGGTTTGTAACTATAAAACTAGAAATTCCATTCAATGAAGTTTCAATTGAGCAAGTGGCAGCAACTCCAGTGCCCCCACCTCCAATAATTGTAATAGATGGAGCAACAGTGTAACCTGCACCAGCATTTGTTAGGATGATTGACTCTATAGACTTAACTCCGGATCTAGTAGTTGTAATGGCAACAGCAGTTGCATTAATTCCACCATATGGTGCTGATGAAATTGCTACAGTTGGGTTGGAAGTGTAATTGTATCCATCATTATTTAAAAATATTTCTCTAATATATCCGGTGTTTATTATTGCAGATGCTGTCGCTGTAGATCCTACTCCAATAAGTTGTAAAGTAGTTATATATCCTTCATCTTTAATTTGGGTATCAATTTCATCGATACTGGTATCAATAACCTCATCCTCATATTCAAATAATTCACATTTTAATTCATACATATAAAGTTTTCCTAGTTGGTAAAAATTAACTTCATGTTCAACAAACTTGACTTCAAAAAGTCTTTGCCCCAATGGAAAATATACTAAATCACCTTCTCTTGGTCTAGAGGATAGAATTATTTCTTCTTTATTTTCTACTTCTAAAAATGCCGATACGAAGTCTTCAAATCTTTCTTTTGAAATCACTAAACTAAGTTCATCTTTTAAATTAACACCAAACTTTGAAAGAATATCTCCTTGACCACTATAACCATCATAATTGTTAATATATGCTTCAATTGAATAATTATCATTAAATTTAGAGGACTGAATTTCTTTAATTATTGTTTGCTTTCTAACAAATTTTTTGGGAATATAGATTACATCTACTCCATAAATTTTCAATTGCTCATTAATCAAATCTTGCACAAGTCTCTGTTCTCCTGGAGAACCTTGTAGGAAAAAGGGATTAAGTGCCATTATTACCCAATAAAATCGTAAGGTGGAAGTTCATAATCCATAGACATCCTTTGCATTATATCTGATATTTCTTTTTCAGCATCTTCATAAATTTCTCTGCCATTTAATTCGATTCCACCAGGAAGTTTGACTCCTCTGAATTTAATTAGATTCTGACCCCATTGTCTTTTTATTAGGGCAGTTAAGTATCTCTTCAAAAAACTATCATTATAAACTTTTGTAAACTCATTAGGATTTAAAATTCTATAGCAGTCAATAATAATATAATTATCTTTTGCTTTTGCAGTCCAATCTATATCTAAATATAATCTATTCTGTCTCTTATTATAACGTATTTGTTTATCTGGAGTAAGTAAAAAGTCAATATCCTCTAAGTAGGTTTTAACCATCGCATATTGTAGAAGTTCAACAGAATTGAAATAATATAAATCGTTTAAAAATAATTGATACTTAATGCTAAACATTCCAGAAGAGATAGTACTAGTATCAAATTTAAAAACTTTTTCAATACCTATTACAGAATCTGGGACTTGTATAAAATTTGAGTTTTCATAAAAATTAAAAGTGGTAGTTCCAACACCACTAATATTGGATGATCCTGTTGTAGTTACAATACCAGCACCGACTTTAGGATCTGCTTGCCCCCTATTTAAATCTTCTTGGGTTATTTTATATTTGAGGTACATTCTTTCAACACCATCAAAATGCCTCTCATTAAAATACTGTAAGGCATCATCAACTAAATCATCTATTTGATCATCATCAACATTAATTTCTAAAACAGGAGCTCCCAATCTTCTCAAACAATAATCAATTAATTGTTGCCTACTTGCTGGTTTTGCCATTAGTAACTACCTCCATCTATAATGCTTGTCCATTTAGGAACATTATCATAATCAGTTGTCAGTATATAATTACTATAATTAATAGAACTTGATGCAGCACCTGCTGTTATGGAAAGGGATCCTGTAGGTCCCAAATATGATATTCCGTATATGGATTCGGGACTTGGATTTTCTACATATATACCACCAAAAGTTGAAATTCCAATTCTAGAATTTCCTGTTATTACAAAATCGCCATCAACATAAACATCATTTTTAAAAGAAGTGACTCCAACAAAAGTTGATAGTCCAGTAACATTTAATTGACTTACTGATGCAATTCCACCTATTACATTTTGTGCAACTACGGCTCGACCTCCTGCAGAACCAGAAATGCTAGTGATTACTCTTACTGCATTTTGCTGCCCAACTCTATCGTTAATATATGACATTATCGAGTAACTCCCTCTGTTACAAGAACCATACCCTCAATAACCTTATTTTTTATATTAAACTCATCAATAATTAAAACATCATAAATATATCTTCCTGGTTTTATAATAGATGTTTGTTCAGAAGTTAAAGATAGCATGATTTGCCCTGAAGTGCTGGGAATGAGAATTGAAGCAGTAAAAGTTACTGCAGAAGAACTTCCAGACCACTTTCTCATTTGAGAATCTGCAGCATATCCAGTTAAATCAAATAAAGAACCGGAACTATCTTCCAATGTAAAAATTTGAGTAAAATCGGAACCAGTATTAATTATAAGATTATTGACATATACTGCAGCCATCTATTTTTTTAACTCTACTTTCTATTTATATTTAAAGATATCAAGTGAACTAATTGCCTCTTGTTGTTTAAGGTATAATTTGCAATACAATTTTGAAAATTTTTTAAGTTGCTCATAATCCATTTCATCAATAAATCTTGAATGCTTTTCATATTCAAATAATTTATCAACGCTATCGAGTGTAATTTCATTTGGATCCATTAACTATCTCCTTCAGTAAAGATTTGATTTCATCTATATCTTGTTTAATTTTATTCAATTCATTTTTTTGAGACTCCCTATTGTTTAAACTATTTACATATTGATTATATGCAATACTATCACAATTTACGATTGCACCAGATTTTTCATCTCGATATAAGTTTGGATGCCCCTTAACCGGTATCATCATCTGATTGCAATACTCCTTAAATCTTTAAATCTTGGTGGATACGCTTGGTTTGTAGACGACATTACAATTTTAATTGTAAATCCACTAAATTGTTCGAGATTATTTGCAGAAAACTCATATTCTAAAAATTGATTTTGGTTACTTGGGGGGACAAAAATATCAGGGAGACCACTATTATTAGCAGGATCAATAACGTCTGGATACCCATCATTATTATTATCAACTGTTAAATTATCATATCCCGGAAATAATTCAAAAGATTGTTCAACCTCACTAGAATCTGCTCGTATCAAACTATATAGAACCCTAAAATCTGCAGAAAAATGTCTATATGCGGAAAGAATCACTTTGAGTGAAGTTGCTGGTTGAGATAATTTTATTGTATTTGAGATATACACTGCAGCATGTGGATCATTAAGAATAGAATTAACTCTGCCATCTTGTTGGTAATTTGATATTGGAGAATTAATTCTATTGCTGTGAAAATCAGTAAATGATGTATCTAAGAATATTTGTGGAGAAACATACTTATTGCTTGTTAATAAAGTAATTGCTGTAGTAAATGACTTATTTCTTGGCAACCCGGTTAAAAATGTATCCTCGTTTATCTTAGATGCTACAATTCTGGTTGAGGAAAGTGTGTTTAGAGAATTTATTTGAATATCTTCATATCCAAAATCTTGGAATGAAATTTCATTTCCACTGATACTAGTGCCACTAACTGATCTAATTTTTGCAGACAATGAAGTTGCTGAAGTGGGTGATGTAATATCATAGAATGGAATTATTCCATCATATTGAATGTTTTCAGATGCAAAAACTTTAGATCCTCCAGAAGTTATTTCTGATGAGAATGACAACTGGGGATATCCTGTGGGAGTATTATCGTTACTTCTATTAACCCCGTTAGAAGATCTATTAATTTCTATATAATAGTTATCAATATCTAACCCAACATCACTAATATCATGAATGGTATTAATTCTTGCGAGCGATATACCATTAAACTCATATTTATATACTGGAACATTAGTTGAATGTGGTATAGCAAGTGTCGAATACTGCCCTCGTGTTATAGTCTCTAACGTTCCAGATCCAATGCTTTCATATTTAATAATTTCATTTTCAATAATTGCATAACCTGGATTGGTTCCATTTACAGGTTTGCCCTCAAATGTTGCAAAATTTGAAGTACTTACAACTGGAATTGATGTAGAAGAATCCGTTACAGATTGTGATAAAGTTGTCGATGATGTATTTGGGGCAACTCCACTAATCTCAACTTTATTATTCGTAGCATACATTCCATGATTGAAATGGTTTACTTTTACAAAATTTCCATCATAAATTGATCCAACTGAAGCAGAACTAGTGATATATGTAGTTCCTAGAGAAATTGAATTATTAGAAGAATCAAAATAAACTAAATTTGCAGTTCCATTTGAAGTAAATGAGTTTCCCTGTACGTTACTTAGATATAATGTATCAATACCACCGTTGTTTCCAGTAATTGTAATCGTAGCATCTCTACCACTATTACTCGAAACCGAAGATGTCACAATACCAACAACATCACCAACTGCATACCCATTACCAGGATTTACAACTGATGCGGCAGTAATTATTCCGGATAAGGTAGTTATATTCAACGTAAGACCAGAACCATTTCCAATGATATTGTAAGTCGAAACATTACTATCTGATACATAATTTGATCCAGATGTTGTAACTCCAACAGAAGAAACTGAACATCCAGTTCCGACAATATATCCATAATTATAAGTTTTAGTAGATTCGCTAATTTTTCTGCCAGTGGTTAAAATACCAATCATATTGGTATTTGTTACTGTCGTAATTCCAATTTTTAATTTTCTTGGAAAAACTGTAAGTGGATTATTTTGAAGATTTGAAATATATCCATTACTTTGATTTAATGTTGGATTGTAGAAAAATACAGTAGATGGAGTGTTGGTAACAAAGTTTGCTCGATATAAAGTAAACTTCATATCTTGATATTGATTTGCAGTCCAAATGGATCCATTTTGCGATTTAAACAAACTTCCCATACCACATAGTTGCGTATGCACAACTGTTTCAGAATCTGGAAGATTTTTTGATTGAATTGTTTTTTTGCCCATTTCTGCAATGAAAACTTCATATTCAATGCTTTCTGGAGCTAACAATACAATAGCATATTCTATGCCTGGAGAAAGATAAATTGGGTAGTCAAATACTGCCTTTGTTGCTATAGTTGCATCTTCTGAAGTTTGAATTTGGTCTGGTCTCAAAGTAACGGAGTTTCCAACTACGGTTGTTGTAGGTGTTCCCAATTCGACGGTTCTTATCTGAACTGTGATTGGATTATTTCCACTATCTTTTTTATAAAAATACAAATCAACTTCAGTTAAGAATGCCCCATCTTGATCAACTACAAAAGTTTGAGCAAGAGGATCTTTTCCTCCACCTCTATTCTGTTGAGGAAACTGTGTTTGCTCGAAGTTTGTTGTTACTCTTGTTACAGTTGTAGTAGTTAGACGAGTATTGGTTACTGTTGTCGTATTTGTAATTGTTGTTTCATATAATTCTAGAGTTCCATCTGAAATATAGTTTGTTCCGGCACCGGAAATTGTAGTACTTCCCGCAACAGCAACATCGTTTGTTGGACTGGATGTGACTGTATATGTCTTAGTGCCTGTGTTAATTCTTACGTCTGGTGGTGGATTGGTATTTGGATCTCTGATAAAGAAAGAACCAATTAAGTCGCCATAATTATCTGATATTAATCTAAGATCTTTGACATATGCTACAGCACCACTTGTCTGACCAACTAGTTTTGCACCTTTTACCAAATACCCAGAATAAAGTCCTTGTGCTTCTTCAGATATTGAATATGTATCGATATTTAAAACTTTTGATGAAGCACTGTAGGCATCTGGGATTGATTCAGTTCTGGAATATGGATTTGCTGTAAATTTGGTAGTTGGAGAATTAAACGGACCAATTTTATGAGATGGAGTTGCTACTCTAAAAGTAATTATCTTATTATTTTGATTATCATATCCAATTATAGTTTCCCCTACAGTAAATGCGGATGTGGCCCCATAATTTTCTAATGATTGACTGTTTGCAATTTCGATAAGTTTTGGAATAAAATCTACAGATCCATTTCCATCCAAAAATTGATAGTATCTGGTATATGGTTTTAAACTAACAATAGAAAATTCAGTATTTCTAGATCTCATATACTCTTCTGCACGAGATTCTACTAATCTTGTAGAACTATTGCTTCTAACAGAAGAACTACTAGTTTCAGTTACATTTTGAGAAAACTCGTTAGTAATTTCAGTTCTACTTGCTTCAGCCCCATTATCAACCTGAACAGTTCTTTCAGCAAGAATTGTATTATCTCTTTCAACTAAAACAAAATCGGTAACAGATATGGTTTTATTTGGTAATTGTACCGTTCTTACCCAGTTATCTCTATCTGGTGATAATTTTATTGATCCTCTATACGAAATTACATGAAAAGGATTGACGTTTTCAACTTGTGTTGCTAGAGGTTGTTCAATCCACTTTTCTGAAGTATATTTGAGTGTAACTGTACTTCCCGTTTTTTGAACATTAGAATCTACTAAAGGGTAATTGGTGGATAAGTCTATTTCTTCATTTGATATATTAAGTGCTGGTGCAAGATAATTTTTAAGGCTATTTCTAGAAATAATTGGTCTCATTTCTTGGAGCTCAGAATCTATTTCGAGAAGAGATAGATTTAAATTTACCCTATCATAATTTTTAAAATCATCTACAAAAAATCCAGTCTTAAATCTACTAAATCCCTGAGAATCTTGAACTTGCAATGTCTGAGTATTTAACTCTAAAAGAGACAATGAAGTTATTCTCTCAAGATTTTTAACCCTATTCTCAATGAGACCAATATCCCTCATTGTATATCTTCTATTATCTACTAAAGATAATGTTGCATTTTTTGGACTGTATAAGTATGGTGGAAGACTAATTGTTGCAATCTCCATCACATCATCAATTTTAATTGGGGATTTCGGATTTATTGACGAAGTTCCTTGAACATAAACAAACTCACCACTCTTATCGAGATAAACTTTATCAACTCTTCCAATATAATAATCATATCCAATAATTGTATTTTCATTGGGTGTCAAATTTAACTTAATAGAAGAACTAAAATTTCTATTTGAAAAATCAAATGGTGAAGAACTAAATCCTGAAAATACCGATACTCTAGGTCTAAAATCAAGAGTGTCAGATGCCCTTAAATTTTTAGTGCCAATTAAAGGTACATCATCCGCAAATTGTTCTTTTTTATAACTCATTACTGTAAATACATCACCATTATCCGTATCAGGAACACTGAAGTAATCAAAAACAATCAATATTCTTTTAGATGGTTCTGTTTCACCTTCATTTCTTACAATTCTTGAATAATCATAATATTGTTCTTTTTGACCTTTATCTAATTTAAATCTATTGGTGATATCATTATAATTTCCCAAAGTAATGAAATCAATCTTTCCAGTAATATTCGATTCTTCAAATGTGACATTTTCATTTGTGAAGAATCTATTTGAGTTTAAAAAGACAACTTCAACGCTATTGGCAGATCTTGTTACGACCCTAGCTACACAACCACTCTCAGATCCAATAATGTTTTCTCCAATAATTGCATTTCCACCAATATTTAAGATAGTACTAAAAGATATCGCATCTAGAGAAGGAATGGAAGTATTTAAAGATTCGTAAACTGCCAAAACTTTTGCAACATCTGGATAATTAAGTGAAATTTCTTCATCTTGCACTCTTAGTCCATAGTATGGATTATATACGAGACCATCATTAATAGAAGTGCTAATTCCAGTCCCAGACTCTGGATATTTTGAATAAATTACATTAATTGTTTGACTTCTATTATATTGCTTTTCTTTACTTTGTACCCCATTTTTAATAAATGTCGCATTAATTGATGATGTAGTTTTTCCTGATGTTAGATTCGATAACGTGACTTGATTATTAGATAAGTAAAATTGATCTGCCGTTAATGATTGCGTAGTTCCGTCAGTGTAATGGACTGAGTAACGCTCTTCATCAAATCCCTGAAATAACGCAGTTGTTAAACCTGTTGGCAATGAAAAATCAGATACTGATAAAACAATTGAACTGCTTGATGATTTTACACTCGTTGATTGGGCACTAAAAGTTAAAATTGAATCATTTAAATTTATCGATGAAAGATTCGAATTTGGAACTTCAGCATATAAAAATCCTTTTTCAAGATTTCTGATTGTGGGGGAACCGATACTAAATGATACATTGGATGAAGCACTGATTGCACCATTACAAACACCAGCTACAGTTGCAATACCAACAACCGTCATAGAGTCACCGGTTGAATTGATGCTAGCGACTCTATTAAAGTTTTCTGCGGATCCGGATGAAGTTTGATATCTGATAATACTGCCAGGTTTAATTCCATTAAAAAACTTTCCAGGTGAGGTTACAAGACCACCTGCAGAAATATTAATTGTATCTAAAGGATTAAATCCAGTGGGAATTTGTTTTATTAAAACCGAATCTGCAATAAATGAGGTGGTAAATCCAGATACTGCGGATGATTGATAAACCTGCTTAATATCTTCTGTACCATATACTGCAATATTGGCAATTGATCTTGAATATAATTCTAAACCATTAATTATAATTTGCTCACCCTTTACAAAAGTTCCTGAAGTTTGTCTTAAGTTAATTGTTGCCGTCCCATCACCAGCAGAAACTGCATATCCACTTGCACCACTACTTTTTCCTTTGACGAATGAAGTAGATGGTAATTCAATCTGAGATAATGCTTGATTTAAAATCAAAGTTGTATATGTTTGGGTATCGTATAGATATAAATCCCAATTTGTGGATGCTGATGAGTATGCAGCATCTGTCAATCTGAAGTTGTAGATTCTCGCATCTCCAATTTTTGTTGAGGAGATTGGATTTCCTGATAGAGTTCTTCTGACAGAATGTAATTCTACAGATTCATTTTGTTTTGGCGATCCGGTTATATTATTAATCCTTAGCAAATTTCCCATTTCAAATGGAATGCTAACATTGCTTACATTTTGAGTTTCTCTAGGTTTTGGTACATCTAATATAGTAGTGGAAATCTTTTCAATATCATATCCCCTAACATACGCTTTACCTGGAGATAATTTAATGCATAATAAATTATCTGATGGTGTATTACCACTTTCAGTTTTTTGATCTTTAAAGAATAAACCGTCATTACCAAGTCTATTATTTAATGAATCATGTAAAGAAATTTTAAATGGACTTATGGAATAATTTCCAGATTCATCAAAAGTTCTTTGGGCCAAATAATCTTTAATCAGAGAATATTCAGTGTTTGTGTTTAGCTTGATAACTTGCCCAGAATCTAGTCTAAGAAGTTCAATAAAATCTATATCAGTACCAACACTATCAATTGTTTTTTTAGTTAATGATAATCCTATCTTAAACCTATCCGCCCCAGGTGCAGCATAATTTGTGAATCCTTTTGCATTATCGTACAGTGATGAATCTTCTTTTGCTGTTGTGATTTCTTCAGATACTTTAAGACCTACTCTATATGAGGGGGTATTTGTGTAATAATCTAAAATGATTGTTTGTTTCGAAACACTTACAAAAGTTCCCCTTACGAAATAGATTCCATTGTCGATAGAAACTGCAGAACCAACAGCAGTTGCTTCAGTGGAAATTAATGATGCAATTGGATTTCCGGATGCAATGGTAGTATTTCCATATGTTATGTTTTCACTAGAGGACAATGATTCCCCATCCTGGAATGGGGTGATTGTAAAATTTTCTCCAGAATCAATATATTTTACATATAAGGTGATATATTCTAAATCATTGGAAGAATCTGGTATTTCAACTCTTTGAATAACGCCAGTTACGCCAGAAATTTGACCTGTAACCTTCTTACCTACAAATTGATTGGCATATAATGAAATATTTACACCAAAATTTGTTAAATTTAACTTGACGGAATTAAATTGTGGATCATAAGTTAAATTTCCAGGGATTACAACAGATCCTTCTTTAAATATATGGCTACCAAAGGATTCAATTTGATTTTGTAAAATTGATTGTATATTATTTAATTCTCTTGCTTGTACAGGTTTTCCTGGATTAAAAAGAACTTTATAAAAATTCTTTTCGGCGTCAAAATCGTCAAAATAAGGGCTTACATTTAAGTTTGTTTTCTGTGCCATTGGTTAGAATTCCAGGATAATTTTAATGTCTTCTTTTTGTCTAACATTACGAGATACAAGAGGTCTATTATCAATATAAACTATATCCCCTGTTTTTTTATTTATTTCCGGATTTGCAAGACCATTTGTAAATGTTACTCCAAGATTGATAATTGAATTATTTACTGTAGTTGTAATTCCGGAGAAAGCGGATATTTGTCCAGAAAAACTACTTGTTTCTCCAACTACATTTCCGCCAGAAGAACTAAAATTTGTATTTGCATCTGCTCTTGTTGAAATCCCAACATAATCAGTTTGGTCATGTGTTGAACCATAATATAGAGATCTATCTCTAAAATATTTTAAAACTTTTGTATCCGAATCATATGATGCAACATAACCAACGGCAACTCCTGTAGAAACTGTTTGCTTAATTTTTTCTCCAATTTGTGGTAAAAATGAATTAACCGAATCCGAATTAAACTTCATAGCATACAAACCTGAAAACTCACCACCACTAAAAGTTTCTGTAGATATAAATGTTGTTGGATTTTTTAAAATTCCAATCTGGCAAAATTTTGTATTTGTTGGAAAATCTCTAGTAGAATCATCAAATCGTGCATATATCATTACTCTATCGGCACCCAATTCTTTATATAAATCGAATCCGTGCCCTCTAGATGGAGGTATAATAGGGATTAACTTTGCGGGGTTGCCAATAGTGCTTCCTGGTTGTAAAGAACCCAAATCAACAATCCCATAGGTGTATCCAGTGCCTCCAGATGTAACCGTGGCATCAGTAATCTCTCCATTAGCATTTGTTTGTATGGATACTCTTCCTCCAGTTCCATTCCCCAAAATATCCACTTCACCTGACTTATAATTTGATCCTGCATTTGCAATATATACTGTTTTGATTTGGTTACTATTTATTGATGAATCACCATTTTCCCTTACTGCAACAATTTGAGAATCTGTAGATGTTTCCCAACTATTTGGTAATGTTATATACTCTGTAGAGTCAAATTTTATAATATCTGCAGGAGAAATCGTAAATAGATATTTCCAAATATACCCATCTTCCCCAGTTCCTGCTACTGTTGGTTCCAAATCGGTAGTTGTTGGTTCATACTGTGATTGGTTTCCAGTCGTGTTAATTCCACTAGATCCATTTTCTATACATATATAAACCCTATAGTCGCTATTTAATACATAATATTCCGAATCATAAAGCCTTGCTCTTCGTGATATTGGAGATAAATTTTCAACACTGTAATCATGCCTATACATATCATATTTTTTACCCCTTACCCAATCAACTCTTTTAACAACTCTTCTTGTATTTGAAGAGTTGATTTTTTTTCCAAAAAGTAGAGTGTCTTCATATTGTGTCAAATAATTTAAATTATCTGTAGGATTTGGGACTACTCCATTTGTTATTCCTAGACCATCCCAATTTAAATTTCTTCCAAATCCAGTATAAATATTTGGATTTGGAAGCCCAACCCAAACATAATAAGAATTAGAAGAATTATCTACTGATTCTATAAAATTATTGGCATTTAAAATTCTAAATTGATCTGTTACAAGTGCAGACATCTATATGATTGTTTTTTTTATATTTATACCGTATTAAAGATCTTTTTTAAGAGATCCATTATTTCTTAATCCATACCCTCTTCTTTGAATAATTGGATATGTAGATAATCCTGAACTGTATCCTAATGTAGTAATTCCAATACTTGATGTGTATCCCGTTACTCCTATTGAAATTGGAGAACTGGATCTAGAGAATCTTGACAATCTACCCCACGATAATCTTCCTACAGGATATTCAAGTGTGCCAGTAGTTGCAATGCCAACAATGGATGTGTTGGATGCAATATTACAAGTTATGATACCTAATGTAGAATCAATTGCGTGAATTTGATAAATGTTATTCAAGAAAGATGTGCTAATGGAAATAGTATCAGTATTACTTGTGTTTATAGATGTTACTCCCTGCCCAACAGTAGTTTCGGAAATATAAACAGGATATCCAACTTGCAAGTCTGGGAATGAGAATGGATCTCTATCTAAAGTAAACTTAAGTGCCAAAGGAGATCCAATTCCAGTTGTGGTTGCAATTCCTACAATAGAAACATCATATCCCTCTACATCAGATATATTGGTAACTATTTCATATTGCTCTGAAGATTCATTTGAGAAAATAAATGCATCAAAATTAATTGGTGATTCATTTTCATAATTAAAGAGACTACTATCATCAACAAATATTTCGCTTGCGGAATTACTAAAATCTCCTATAATATTTGCAGTTGGATAAATTTGCGATTCCAAAGAATCTCTTGATTTATAAATGGATTCTCCATTGAGTATTAAATCTGTTTTTTGTTTAGACCAATATAATGGTTTGTTATTAATTTCATCAATTCCTTGATTTGCATATAGATTTGTTTCAACCTTATCAGATCCGGAAATATCATAAATTACCCTTTTATCTTGTGTAATTGTATTTTCAATATTTGAATTATTGCTGAAAATTTCTACTGTATCGCCAACTTTAATAGTTTCTACTGTATTAATTTGAATAGTATCTTGATTTCTTGTTCCTCGATAGAAAAATATTGATATATTATCTTCAGATTTGGGTGCAACTGAAAATGTAAATGTTGTTCCGCCATTAAATTGATAAGAAACACCTGGTTCTTGCAGAACACCATTAATAAAGATAATGAGAACAGAATCTAAATCAATTAACTGAGAATCTGGATCATTTTCATCAATTTCAAAACTAAGAAGTTTTGAATTATAGAAAAGTGGGAATCTTGTTCTCACACCATCTTGATATTCTTGTACAGAATCTATATAATCTAACTCACCAAACTGCCAAGCAGAGAAAGAATCCGTAAAGACATCAAGAACTGTCAATTCAAACTCACTTATTGGTGAAGAAAGACCATTTGCTGTTACTAAACCCACTGGTTTAAATACATCCCCTACCCTAAATGAATATCCATTTCTAGTGATTTTAAACGATTTAACTTCAAATAGAGTAGAACCAACTCCAGCAATAGTCGAGCTTGCTCCCACATCAATATTCAGGAGAAGACCAGTTCCAGTGTCCGTCGTATATGCAACTCCAGCATTTATGGAAGAACCATATACGGAAGAATTAAATGGTCCATTTATCGCAGGAACTGCCCCAATATCGGTTATCACCTTATTGGTTCCACTGTTATCAGATGTAAGGTTTCCTGTACTGTTTAATAATAGAAGTTTTGTCCCTGTTACTGCAGTAAGTGATGCTGATGGTATACTGATACTAACACCACTGTAAAGAGCGCTTCCAACAATGAATCTAAAATTACTAATTTCGGATGAAGTTCCATTTATTATTGTTGAACCATTAACTGTTGCTCCAGCAATTCCAAAATAGTTGAATCCATTTGCAATGGTTGTATATGAAAAATTTCCAAAATTTGAACTAGAATCTGTACTCACTCTACTTCCATTTACATAGAAAGATGTTGTCGTTGTTGCCGAATCATATGATAATGCAACATGAATCCATGTATTGGATGTTGTCATATATGGTGCCGAAAAACTTTTTGCAAAGGATGTGAATGGTCCACTTGTTACTCTATATTGCAATTGCCCAAAACCATCATAATTTAAAAATGTTCCAACTAAAGGTGCGGTGTCCTTACGCAGAGAGAATATTTCCCCAGATCCTGCATTTCTTATGAAAAACTCAATTGTATAACTTGTTCCATTAAATGCGAAGTCGCTATGATTATTAACTGCAAGTAATTGCGATGTTCCATTAAATGATGCTGCTGCAGCAGATAATAATATGGTACTAGTACTTCCAATTCCCAATCTAGAAACCCCAATTACTGGTAAATTTTCATATGATGGGGAAGATACATTTATTGTTGGGTTTATATAACCTGTGCCTGGATTGACAATATTAAATGATAAAGTGCCACCAGCCCCTACGTTTGCGCTTACAATAGCTTCGGTGCCAATATGTCCAGTTTCTGTCACTGCAACAGAAACTGGGTGGCGATAACCAGATCCAACAATATCAATTATTCCAGTTCCAATGGAGATTATAGTGCCACCAGCACCAACAATAGCAGTCACAGAAGCACCAACAAGAGGTGCTATGCCCAAACCTCCAGTAGATCCAAGAGATACAATTATGCCACCACGCGGTAATTGATTTTGATTAATATCATATTCTGATGTGAATAATGTGTTATTAGAGGATGTTATTCCAGTAAAAGTAATATTTGTAGTGCCTGAATTTTCTGATACAAAATAATTATTTGATGAATTATTGAGTGTTGTGGGAGACTGAAAAATATTATTAATAAATATAATTCCATTTCCTCCAGAAGTTCCTAGTCCTACTGTGTTTATTCCTTGAGAAGTTAAAATAAAAGTTTGTCCAATTCCAGTGAATTGATCTGATATGTCATCATATATCTGGTTAGAAGTATAATCTTCTCTCAAAAATACTCTTCCGTTAAAAGTTGCCCTTTCTCTTGGTAGGTTGTATTTACTAGGTCCAAGTAAATCAAGAGAATTACCTCTGGGCGGTTGAGTGAAGAAAATTTTATCTTCAAAAATATTATAAGATCCTCTATAAATTCTAGCAATAGAAGTATCTGTATGTAATCCTGCAGTAGATCCGACAAATCCCCGCTTTACTTCCACAAGAGGAATATTTCCATTGAATGTAATAGGTCCAACATTTATTGTTCCTAATCCAACATTTTCTACTCGCATATATTCATTATTAATTTTTAATATATCAGTTGGCATAATAGAACCAATTCCACTTAAAGCAAATATTGTAGATGCGGTTCCAATTTGCCCACCATTTCCCACTAATGTGTGAGTTATGTTTGAGTATGCGAGAGGACTTTGTGCAACATTATTAATTGTGATTATTGCCTTTTCATTTTTTTTATACATTTCCAGTTGGTGTGCATTGCCCAAACCAAGAGAAGTGAATGTGACTCCAATTCCTTGAGATGCATATTCTTTCCTTGTAGAAATTCTAAAAGTATTATTACTATCTTTAATTGCATACACAACAGATGGTAATACAGTTGTAACTACTCCAACATAATTGGATGTAGCACCAATTCCCATTGCAGAAGTTCCAATTCCTATAAATGTAGATTTTGGTGTATAAATTAATTGCTCCCCAGTATTAAAAAAGTGATTTGAAATTGTAAATACACCTGTAACTGGATTCAGAACATTGGTATCTGATGGATCAAATGTTTTCATAAAAATTGGCACATCTTCATATTTTGCCTCAAAAGAATACCTGTCATTACTTGGAGAATTTGCCCCAAAGTACCTTGTAACTTTAACTGATTGTTCAACTGGGGTATAATTTAATGTTAGCGGTATATTAATAGTATCTAACTCAGTATAAAAGTTTTCACTGAAAGAAAGTATTTCTAGATTGCCAGAAACTGAAGGATCGGCATAAAATTTGATAATAAAATTATTTCCGGAAATTTCCGCACCAAAAGTTCCTATACCCGAAGTGCTACCTATAGATATGAATGGATACTGAAGTGAGTAAGCATCATTTCCATCATTAACTACCATTACTTGATGCAATGCACTAGTTTGCCCAAGACCAATTTTAACTACAGATTTTGATGAAGTAAATAATGTTTTATCTAATACTAAAATACTTGTAGAACCTGAAGAAATATTATTGAACCTAGATTGAAATACTACAGTTCTTTCATTTCCATCCGACTGTCCGGATAGTTTAAATCTATAAGTACCAACACCAACTGCAGTAGTTCCAAATCCAACATTTTTAGTCCTAACGACAATAGTTTCTGATGAGGTATTTGTATAATTTAAAGATAAAATACCTCCACTAATCGATGCCCCAAAGGATCCAATAAAACCAGAACTAGTGCCGGATAAATCATCATCAAAATATAATTCACTAATATGTGTATTAGTTCCATCATGTGTCAAGTAAACTTCTACATAATTCATATTTGAATTATCACTATTTGAAATATGAATATTAGAATAAATTGCAGAATACTTGGAAGCATTTAAATCAAAGATAGAAGTTGTTATTCCACCAGATACAACTTTATTTTTTGATACTAAATCTATGAATCCAACACTTTGAGTAGTTCCAACTCCAATTTTAGATGTAAATGTATCTTGTAAGATTTTTATATCAAAATCTGAATTATTAATATCTTCTGGATTAAATTTTAAGTAAAAATTATCACCATCATCTACAAATCCTTCAATATTGGTTAGTAAATTTTCAGTATTTGAAGATATCAAAGATCCTTTTTGTACGGTAAATATATTCTTATCGCCATTGATAGTTATAATTTCGTCAAATTGAATTTCGTTAGTAAAAATATTGCGAGTTTGAATTAAAAATCTATTATAATTGTTTCCAGAATTAATCTGCAATATGTTAGATATTCCAGTCAATTCAGATTCGTCATTATTACTTGAAAACTGAGAACTTATATCATCTATTTTTAAAACTCTATTAGTTTTACATAAAATATAATCTGTGAGTTTTATATTTTTAAATTTAATAAATTTTGATTTATTATCTAAAGTATTTAAATCAACAACTAAATCTAAATTATTGATAGTATCTACTCGATTATCACTTGCATATAAATTTAATAGAGATAATCTGGATTCTGTGGTCCCTATTCCGGATTGAACATTTTGCAAAATTTGCGTGTCTGCAAAATTTTTCATTCCACTAATATGAAGTAGGTTATTGATTGGAGTGACAATTTCCTCCCAGGTTTTACTACTTTTTACCGAGTAGGATAAATTTTGATAATAATCATTATCTGGCGTTACTTGAAAATTTTCACTAAGTTTTCCAGTTTCATACTCCCAACCAAATTTTTGTAGATTAAAGTAATCTACATTATAAACTCCATCAATAGATTTGACAGCATCGATAGTTGCTTCATTAAAAGATTCTATGCCTCTTATTATTTCACCTACAGAAAGATTATAATCGCCAGATACTTTAACATAATTTTCACCACAATTAACTACAACTAAGTCTCTAACTACAAATCCATTTCCAGTATTTGAAGACAATCTTTCCCCAATTAGGAATGGTGAAAATTTCTGCACGACCTCAAATTCTGGATAATTTTTAAAGTTTATTATCGTAGCATATGATTCTTGAATAGTTTTTGCTATTCCAGGATTTGTAGTTAATCCAGATAAACTAAACTCCAATTTAGCCGGATTTATATTTTGGAAGTTAGTAATTGTAAAAAATTTATACCCGTAGTTTGAAGAATTAAATCCATCTCCATCAGATCCAATTTTTTGAATTCCTTCAACAAAAATTTTATCCCCAATTGCAAATGGGGAAGATGTAAAACCTGCTATTGGTGTTGTTAAAAAGCAAGTAACTATGCCCAATGAGGAAGATTGAATTCTATCTATTGAAATGCCATTAGAATTATTAATTGCTCTAATTGTAACTGGTTTAATTGGAAGACCTTTTGGAGCATTTTCAATAGTTAGAGATATGATAGAAGATCCTGACAGATTAGATCTTATTAATCCAGATTCAATTAATTCTCCACTATCGGTATTGATACAAATTAAATCTGGTGCAGAAGTATAATTTTGACCACCATTTAAGATATTAATAGTTTCTATTGTGTTAGAACTTGGAATATATGCAAATTGTGGTATCGAAGCAGTTGGTCTTAAAGTTTTATCAGATGAATATTCAAAACCCTCATTGATAATTCTACTTTGTTTAATTTTGCCAATTGTTGTTGAAACTGGAATTATAAAAGCACCAGATCCATTTTCAGAATCTACTCCAGTAAATAATGGGAGAGATCTATATGAATATCCTCCAGATAAAAGTTTTATCTTACTTATACCACCAGTTGTATTTTGTGAGGTAGTTGAGTATTGGATAATATCACAATTATCCTTTTGATAATATGTACTTTCCGGAATTTGCTTAAGAGACACTGTAAAAGTAGTATCACCAACACTAACTATATTATATTGTCCATTATATAAACTATTTTCAAATACTATCTCGGAATAATTTATTACATCGGTATCGGCAGTGCTAATATATCCAGATTTTTGTAGATTATAATAAAGTTTTTCTGGAATAGAATCTGTATAATTAAGAGTCAATGATGCATTTGTAGATACGCCTACTGTACCAATGCCAGAAACAGAAAGAGATTTTGTATTGGGAACTGAAATAAATTCTTTTTCAAATTTTTGATCATAAAAAATCTTAAGTTCATATCCCGATAGTGAAGGATCTGAAAGATTGAAACATAAGTTATTATTTTTAATAACTTTTATTTTTGGATTAACAAGACTAATTCTTTGACTTCCGGACCCTGTTCCAGATATCGAAACTGTAGTTGGTGGTGAATTAATAGCATCAAATAAAGTTTCGCATAGTTTGATTGTATTTTTGTCAACCCTATATGTAAAGTAATTGCCAGTTGATAATCCTGTAGGTAAAGTTCCTAAGGATTCATATAAAATTTTATCTCCAGTTTTTAAGTTATGTGAAATTATTGAAATAGAATTTGATATTGTGTTAATTCCTGACGAATTAAACTCCAATGGATTTAATACAATTTTTTGTGTTAGGGAATCTAGTTTAACTTTGACTGAAGTTGAAGTGCCGATTCCAACAGATAAATTAGGTTTAATTTCTAAATTTATTTCATCTCCAATTTTTAATTGATGAGAAGTTGATACTGAAACGGAAGATAAGATTCTATCAACTTTTACTTTCACTTGAGGTAAATTTGATTCTATAGAATAGTGATAATCATTTGTTCCTGATGATCGGAAGAATAAACCACCGGTGCTTGTGAGGTTAGCATTTGTTACAATACCAATATAATCTTTTGACTTATTAACTATGTAAACAATTTCAGAATTTCCACTTAAAATATTAAATGAAAGTCCTCCCGATGTGTTAGAAACAGATATTGCACTAGATCCTATTGGTTTTCTAAGAATAACTTGTTGATTATTCTTGAATGGGTGATTTGGTAAAAATATACTTTGTGTTGGGATGAAAGTAGTATATGTTGTAATTCCAATACTGTAGTTTGTAAGTTTTCCAGATCCTGGTGTAGTTCCAACTCCAACAGATTCTACCGGATTAAAGTATATTTTTGAATTATTTTGAGAATCAAAGTATTCAATATTTTTATTTACGGTAAATGAATTTGGAAGAAAATATACTGGAGTTGTTTGAGTATGAGATACTCCAGCACTAGATCTATCAACTCTTACAATTCCAAAATTTGAATAGACATTTAAAACAGAAAAGATTTCATTTTCTATTTGAATACTGCTACCAATTGAAATATTTTCAGGAATTGAAGTTAAGTAAATGTCCGTGACTATTCCTGTAGAAGCAAAATTTGGAATACTCTTATAGAGAGTTGTAATGTGTGTTGTGAGACCTATTTTATAATATCCATTCAAATTAGAAACTTGAGTTGATAATCCAGATATATTAATATTATCAATATTTTTAAAGTTATGATATGGTGAAATGTAAACTTTAACTGTACCTTTATTTTGCCACTCAACAATAGAATCTTCATAAGATTCTATTGATGTATTAATATTAACAATATCTTTCCCTTCTATTCTGGATACTTCTGCACTTATCCCCCCACCACTGCTTTTAGTATCATCGAAAATAATAGAATCTCCTACAGCATAATCTGTTCCCGATTTAATAATTTCAAACCCAGAAACACTTCCGGAGGATACTGATTCTACTAATGTTTTTTGCTGAACAATTTCATTAGATTCAATGATAAAATCATTATCGGCATACTCTTGATTTACATTATATGGTAGAGTATTCCTAAGCAGTTTGGAGTTATTAAAATCAAAAGATTGATCTAAATCAATATTTTCTGATAAATATGGAGATCTATATTCATTTCCAATAAAATATGGAAACTTACCTACAAGTTGCCCATCACGATTAATTTCTGTCGTAGCAAAATAAGCATAAACACCTTGAGGGAAATCTTTAGTTTTACCAAACCTACCATTATATTGATCTAAATCTCCACTTTCATTATATTCATAATCTTCAATAAAATATCCGGGTAGAAAATCTGTTTCAGACGGTCTATTCTCAATATTAGTTAAAGAGTAACCAGGTTCTAATTTTTTTATATCAGAATTTATGTCGTTTGGATCTGAATAACCAAAAGATCCATAAATTGGATTTCCATCATATGCCCATCCAATAATATCCGAATGTTCACTTAATAAATCACCAGGGTCTTTAAAATTGCTTTTTATATTTTGAGAATAACCAATGACTGCATATTTTAGAGTTTCATTATTTTCAATTAATACTTCACTAGATGGATTTCTATAAAATTCATTTTGAACTCCATATTTGTGTGAACTGTTAAGAGTTAATTCTCTAATATTTACTTTCAATACTTCATTTTTTCCAGCAGGTGTTACGATGATTGAAGTATCTGTGGATTTATATCCTGTTCCAGAATTGATAATAATTACATCTGTTATCTTATTATTGGTAATTATTGGTCTGGCGATAGCACCTATCCCACTACCACTAATAACTAAATCTGGTACGGAATAATAGTCCTTACCACCATATAAAACTTGTATATCTGATATTCTGCCATTAACAATAATTGGTCTAAGTTGGGCATTTTCTCCATTTTTAATTATAACTTGAGGTCGTTTATGAACATTTAAAGTTGTTGATCCATAATCAGAACCTTTATTATAAACATAAACTTCGGAAATTTTACCTCTAATGATAGGAGTTGCGTTAATAATTCCTCTAACTTGAGTGCTTCCAAGTCCAACAGATGAATATTCTATTGATAGTTTAATATCCGGATATTTAAATATTTGATATCCACTTCCAGTTGAGGTAAATTTTGAATAATTTTTTCTTTGATAATTTGAAATATCTGTCCCAGCAATCCCAGCGTTACAAAGTCTGAATGTATCCGAATCTAATTTTAAAACTATATAATTATTTGAAGTTGAAAGTCCAGAAATTGCAGTAGTCTCATAGGTATAGGAAATAATCTCACCATCTTCAAATCCATGATTTTTAAAAGTAATTGTATTATTATGAGTCGATATTCCTTCTTGGGATATTTTAAGAATTCTATTTGCATATCCAGATCCACCATTAATTACTGAAATTTCAGTAAGTCTATTTTTAGGTTCCGTTTTAAATTTTTGAATACCAGAATTTCCAATAGTTGTAAAACCTACCGTATTAATACCTGCAGTATAATCGGAAAGTGATTGATATATTTCAATAGTTTTATCGTTTACAACCTTAGCATAATATATGGATCCGTTTACTAAAGTTTTTGATTGATCTAGGTTCGACCCATTAAAAGTACCTACTCCAATAGCAGAATTGTAGTTATTATCATATATAATCGGTTGACCATTAACTAAATTGTGAGATGATGCGAAGGAAATTCTATCATTATTTGTATCTAAACCGCCGCCATTAAAAATTGATCTTGCATCAAATTCAATTTCTCTTGCATATTTTTGAATTATTGGTTTAAAATTTGCTCCAGAACCATTTCCTCCAGTGAGAGCAACTGAAACAACTACATCAATATCAAAATCTTGGGGATCTACAAATATTTTTTTAACGGAACCAATTATTACTGGTTGAATTTCTGCATTTCCATAAGACAATTCTAAAAGAGGATGGTTGATAACATCAAATTCTTCACCACCGTTTAAAACATCAATATTTTTAATCGGACCATAATAAATTTTATCATTTGTTTTGAAATTGTATATTTCAACACCATTTTTTAACAATCCAATTGGACCAGGAAGTGTTTTATGACTTTCATTACTTCCCAACTCTGGATTTAATTTAAACTTTTTGAGTATTTTTTGACCCGAAATTTTATTTGATCTTTGAGAATAGAGTGTAAAATTATGTGTTCCTAAAGGTCTATAGACCGGTCTAGAAGATTGTCCTGTTCCAAAGTAAATAAAATCATCAGTTCCAACTACAGGATTGCTTAAATATAACTTAATCTGCCTTTTATTACTTAAAACTTCTACAAAATAACTACCTTCCTCCAATCCAATTATTGGATTATTAATATCCGGAGAATAAAAAACTCTATCCCCATTTATGAAAGAAACCTCAGTATTAAAGTCAATTATAGAATATGAGTTATTATTTCCATTGTATCCAGTTAATTCGAAAATATTATATTTGAATAAATTAAGTCGTATTTCATATGAAGGTAATGAATTAGATGCGACATAAAGATAGTCAGGTCTTTCAATATAAACATTTTGCACATCGGATATTAATTTATCATTTCCAAAATCAATAGGGACAATTGAAGAAGATGCTTTTTTAATTTTTCTTCTAATATCATATTTAACTAAAGGATTTAAAGAAGAAGTATTTACATTAATAGTAACTTCATTTCCAGAAATTGAATTAATTTCTGCATTTTCGAAACCAGAAACTACAATTTCTGTATTTCTTTGTAAAATTTCAGTAAAATCCCCAATAGTCAAACTTGCCGAATCTACATTCGATTTTGTTGTGATTTTATTTCCAACAAAAGATTCAATTTGATATCTTGAACTGGTATTATAAATCCAAGAATTTGCAAATATTTCTTTTGCACTATTTCCTTTTTCTATTACTTGTCCAAGATTTTTTGGATAAATGACATCGTTTTCCAATAACTCATAGTTTACATTTTCAATGTCAAGGTTTGATAGAACTCCAGTAATTCTAAATTCAACCTTTTTAGTCGCATCATTATTTTCATATCCATAATAAGTTTCATTAGAAATTAAACTGGATGTTTTTGGTATTTCTATTGTAGACGCAGTTCCGACATGACATCCTAAAAATTGATTTACACTTTTATCAGAATAAAAAATCTCACTAGACCCAAAGAAAATACTCCCCGTTTTTGCAAAACCAACTGTCGAGTCCACACTAATTACAGTTACTCCACCTTCTGATGGAGTTACAGTTACTTCTTCAATAACTTTAGTATTTGGTGTAATTGTAAATGTTCCTGCAACATTGGGGTAAGTATCATCATACCCAATAAAAAAATTAAGTTTGTAATAAGTTATATTATCTCTACTAATAGTTTCTACTTCAGATACTGTGGCACTTGTAAATTCATCTGTTGTTTTTTTAATTGTCTGACCAACTAATTTTGTAGGATCTCCCGAAATGTTACTTATAATGGCAACATCTCTCCTAATATACCCAGCATCTGATGTTTTAATTAAGAATCTTTCAAGATCAATTACCTGTGCGGTTTCTCCATACAAAACATTAAATAATATTCTAAAAGATTCTGGAGTTCCTTTAGATTCATATAAAGTTCTTGCTTCTTTGATAAAATTGCCGACATCAATATTTTCAGTAAAATCTAGACCTTCTAATCCGGGTGTCAAACTAAACTTTATCTTTTTGTAAAATTCTTGTAAAAATAATGAACTTAAATTTTGTACTTTAGCATCTAATACATGTGAAGATGCAGAAGATTGGTTAAAAACCAATTCCCCATATTGTAAATCTTTATGGTAATTTGTAACTCCACTGAATCCTCTTATACATCCAGTAAAAGTATTTCCTGTTATCCCGGTATATGTAATAATCTCATCATCAATTTTTAGGATCCCATATTTTGAAGGAAATCCTCTGGTGCTAGATACCGTAATACTTGTTACAAACGAAGTAATATTTTCTTCAAGAATTGTATATCCAACAACTACTTCTGGAGTAAGATTATCAATCTTAATATATTGATCTAGGTTTTCAGAAATATCTGTAGTACCACCCTGATATTCTTGTGAAATATAATATTGTTTTAAAAACTCCGCAGCCTTTGGACTTTCATCTAAGATAAATTCTGGAAGTTGACTATCAATTATTTGTTGTATTTTTACCCTAGATTCAAAACCCGTTTGTATCATACTACGACCTCATTAATTTCCCGTTTGAGTAACTTGAACGATACGAATTTTTTGTAAAAACAACACCGGAAATATCCTCTCCAGATGCAATTGTATCCTTTATCATATTTATTTGACTTTTTGAAACATCAAAAGATACATAAAGATCTTTAAGTCCAACAACATCATTTGATTCTGGATATGCTTGAATTTCTATTAAATCATTTTGCAAATCAGTAGATGTAATTGTAACATTATTAATAATTATTTCTCCACTTTCATAATTTACAACTCCGGCAGATCCTACAACTACAAATGGTAATAGTGATGTAGTATTAATACCTGCAGGAGTTTGAATTGGTTTTACTATCGAAATTACTCCAGTTTTGCCATCAGAATTGGGAGTATCTGTAAAATATACGGTATCTGGTTCATTTAAAATTTTAAATCCAGTTGATTTAATATTATATCCGATATTATTGTATTTTTCATTTATATGAAATTGATTGCCAAAGCATATTTCATATTGAGCTGGGCGATTGATAAGTGCTTTTAAATCTCTCCTGATTCTGACTCTTGTAATGTTTGAAGTAATTGCTGTATCTGTATTATCAATTACTTGAAGAAGTTTACTATATTTAAATCTACCTCCAAATTTATTTAAATCTACGGATTGTGAATATTTGGTAAGCGAGTTATTTACTCTTGTTTTTAAGTCAGAAACACTTCCAACTTGATTATAGTTATAATAAACATACGATTCAATTTCGACATAAAGTATCTTAAGATCGACTACTTTGGCACGAATTCCAGAAACACTATATTGACTTAATTTAGAAAGTATTTCTTTCTTGTCAAAATCTGACACAAATGTTCCATTTTTTGGTTTAATACTAATTAAGACAGATCCATATTCTGGTGGATTTAATTCTTCACCACCAACAACAGAAACAGACTCTGCATTTCCATAAATTTTTGATTTGATAATCGTTTCATAATCACTTGCAGTTACTGCTCTATATTGGGAAGAATATAGGCGAGGTGCAAAGTAACGAATTGAATCTATTGTTTCTATATCAGACCCGTTTTGGGCACTTTGATTTGTGGTAACGGTAATTGCATCATTTGTTGCGCGGACAATTCTATCATCTGCATCTCTAAAAGAACCTGCAAAAGTAAATGAATTTGCCCCGTTTCCATTTTTACCACTTGTTACAATATAATTTGCAGTAATGACTGCGGAATTTTCAAGTTTTTTGCCAAATATTCCGTCACCAAAAAGTAGTTGATATTTTTCATCTTGAACTTCTTGTATTAAGAAAATTTCTGAATCTGAATTAACATTAAAGATATTATCAACTAAAGAATATAAAGAACCAAGACCACTATCACTTACCCCTTTAACATACGATCTAATTGTTGAAGTATCGATAAAGGGATTATCAAGTATGAATTTTTGGTCCAATGATGTATTAACCGTAAACTTTTTAGTTAAAAAGGTTCCTTCTTGAATTTTAATATTACTAAATGATGCTACTCCGTTTACAACTGGAACAGTAATATTTTCTGGAATAGAAAATACATAGGATGATCCTTTTATAAGACCGGTACATACAAGTCCGGCTTGTAAAGTGACTGAGGGTGTATATACTGGAGTACCGTCTTCTAATGTCTGATCCCGATCTACGGTTATGTCAAATGAAACTATTGCGCTAGCAGATTTTCTAGAGTATGGAACATATCCAATATTCCTCGCGAGTGAAACAACATTTTCTCTTACAGTTGCAGAATCCAAAAAGGATTCATTTACAACCATATTGGAGTTAAACGCTGTAATATAAGTATTATATGCTAATGTGTCGATTAAAACAGAAAAATTCGATCCTTCAAAATCAAAGTCCGTAAATGTGGAGTTAGCACGGAGATAATCTTTGATTGAAGTTTTTATCTGATCGAAATCTAGATTTGTAAATTGAGTAAAAGGCATTTTATCTTGTTGCCTCTAATATAAATGAAAATTGTTGTGTTGGTATTTCTTGTCCAATAATATTAAAAATTACAGTCACTTCAAACTCATTTGTATCCGGACTTGGATTGACTTCAACATCTACATTATCAACTCTAGGTTCATAGTTAGAAATTGTATTGATAATTTGCTCTCTGATTACGGATGCAGATGCAAAATCGACAAACTCAAATAAACTAGAGCGGACATCAGATCCCAAACTTGGATTAAAAAATCTTTCATTTGGGATTGTTTCTACAAGATTACGAATTGAGCGTATAATTGAATTTTGATTTTTCAAAATTGGCAGGTCTTTTGTCACAGGATGTGCTTCAAAAGACAGGCTAATATCTTTAAATGATCTAGATATTCGTGTGACTGCCATTGAATATAAAATTTCTTGTATTATTTATGCTCATTTCCAAGAAGAACCATATCCAGGCTCAGTTCCATATTCCCAATCATCGTAGTCTTCATCATTGCGAATTTTTTCATGAAGTTCTTGTTGTTTCTTTAAATCATGTTTTGGTGCCAAATCATGCATAACTTCTTGAATGACTCTTTTTTGTGGCAAATCGCCATAGTCAGTAATCAATCTAGTAGTTCCCCACATCTCTCTCATATAGTTTTTGTCCCTATCGACTGGTAAGTTTGACATTTTGCTCCTGTTTTAAATGAATAAAACAGAACTTTTATGAAGGAGGTTGCTATCTCCTTATTTCTATTTAACGATCCACTTCTCTCAATGAATAATTATCTGAATCTAGGTATTTAAGTATTTCTAAAGCAACTAATTTTGGATTTCCTTCACCGCAAGTATAAACATCTACTGCAATACACCCTTCTTCTGGCCAAGTATGGCAAGAAACATGACTTTCAGCAAGGGCAATAACTACTGTACATCCTTGTGGAATGAAACAATGAGAAAAAATATTCAAAATCGTCATATTGGCACGCTTTATACCTTTAATCATGATGTTTTGTAGAGATTCTACATCATTGATTAGGTGAAAATCGACATTATACACCTCTAAAAGCAGGTGTTTGCCCATCGAAAATCTTTCCAATTCGGTTTGTGCAAAAAATATATTTATTTAACCCAAAAACCGACTCTTTGGTAATCATTATCCTCAACAAATCGATATCCTTGATAATTTTCTTCTGATTTTTTCTCCCAAACTGGAATTGCTACGGTGTTTTCGTAACAAAAATCAGGATTTCTACGAAATTGAACCTCAATGAGATGCCCATCTATGAATTCACAATTAATCCACTCATAATTTTTCTTTAAATTTTTTAAAATATCAGGAAATTCGACTTTTTTATCAATTTTTTC